TGGCGATATAAGCCATATAGCTATCTGTTCTTTGCGTGAAGGTTTTAATGTATCCCATGTTTGTTTGGGACATGCATGATTTATATTTTGTTTTTTCATGTTGGTTAAATTTATTGGTTCATCTTACATACACTTTACCACCATGTGACCAAGTGCCTAAATCTCTAGACTTGTGAATTTTATACCAGTTGACATCTTGTAATTCCTTATGCCCTCCTTTGATGCTACAAGCTACATTAAATAAGGTGTGAGGTATCCTACACCAGTTTATTGCAAACCTCATTTTATTGTCATCATCTAGGCTTTTCATCCAGTTATGTATTTCTGTAGTTTTATCTTTTTCCATATTATGCTACCTCCTTTACTTGTGATTCATACTTTTTAAGAGTTGCTACCTTTAGAATATTGAAAGCATACGTCATCATATAATCATTCAAGGTAATATCATCAGTATTATGATCATTGTCTTGAACTTCTCTTTCTACTTCGTCAAAAAGGGTATCATCATAGGAGCCGTGATCAAACTTAACAAAGTTAACTAATTGCCACGCTTTGTAATAAACAAATGAATGATCGCAATTTGAACATATCTCTACAATGGCATCGTAATGGTCGAATGAATCATCGAGGTTATAGTCTTTAACAGACTCTACAAGTGAGTCTATTAGCGAATCGTATTGGTTTTGGTTCATTATATATTTTTTCTTTCTATTTTGATTTGATGGTTATATTAAGTTGGTTTTATTGAATCGTTGCATAGTTGCAAGAATAAATTTCTTAGGCTGTCTTTGCCATTTTGTCACAGCATTACCATCTATTATTTGGCGTTGGTAAAAGTGATAACAAGTTGATTGTTTGAATTGCACCATTTTTAATTGATTGAATGGACATTGAATTGAAATTATGTTTTTCATATGTTTTTCTATTTTATTGCTTTGATGATATCTGCGAATGAATTGGATGATATGAGCAAATCTGCACCCCATCCCGTTTGATCATAATTTTTGCTTTCAATATCGTAATCATATCGGAGTAGGTGATACCTCATGAACGGATCACTTGGTGCATCACTTAATTCTTCTTGATAATCGACATGTAGATTCAATCCCTGTTTTTCATTCTCAAAGAACGGACATCCATCATTGTGCCATGATATATCCTCAAATCCTAGTTTTTCTAATTCATTCAAGTTAAAGTCACTTGGTGCGATCCAATCGGGATGTTCTTTTTTGTAACTCATATTAAAGGTAGGCTTTCTCCCAACGTGTAATGAATTTTCTAAGCCATGTCTTTTGTTCTTTATTAAGTTTTAATGCTACGCTATCCCACAAGATGGAATCAGCACTACAACATTGAGTCTCAATGTATTGTTTATCTATGTTTTCAACGAGCCAATCGGTATACTCGTTTGCTAATAATTCAACTTTGGATTTTTCTTGGTTCATAATATTTGTAATTAATAATTTGGTTCGATTTCTACTATATACCACCTGTCAATACCCTAAACTATAAAATAAGTACTTAAAGTATTGATAATCAATAGAGATAAAAATATTAAAAAAAGTTTTAACAAGATAGTTTTTATAGAGTTAAAGCGAAAAGATTTCTTGTAAAGCTATACCTGGCAATGTGTTATGAAAAGATTAAAGGATAATTTGTAGTGTTTAAGCGGTGTGGAGTAAAGATAAATAGATTTCAATGATTTCAAAAAAGATTGAAAAGTTAAACAAATAAAGAAATAGAAATTCATAAATGATAACGCATTATCAATAGCGAAAAACATTACATTGACGCAAATAACCCTGTTGATCTGTTGATTTGCGAAAGATAACAATAAATTAAACTATCCTATCAAAACATTGACAACAATCTATTTATTTTGCGTACAATATGCGTTATGTCTAATTGTGTTTTGTCGTATCTCTACTGATTATCAACACTTTACGCAAACCAGTAGCTGTGTTAATAATTTATATTAGCAACACTATCCAATAATACCCCACCCCCAGTAGAAAAACGCAGGCACGCACGGGGTATTTTAACGCACGCGTATATAGCGTAACCCCTTCAGATTTTTTCACCAAAAATTAAAAAGCATTACTTACTTATCATCACTGTCATCTTCTAGGTCTATATCCCCTTCAAAGTCGATAGTGAAAGAATCTATAATAGCTAACTTGGAAGCTTCGATGCAGCCTATAAGTGTTTCATCGTGTAAGTCGTACTCACTTTTATAACGATAAATTAAGTTCTGTAAGTCGTTGTTAAACAAGTCGATCTGATCTTCATACGGAGTTGTCATAAATTTAAAGCTTTACATTTTTGAAATTGTGATATAATCCTATTTGTAGGTAGTAAGAGAAACATAGCTTGTTATAATACTACTCTATTACCTGGACCTTGACAATTAACTTCTGTTTAATAAAGTCGATACTTCGTTCTTCTCCTTTATAGATCAAATACGACAAGAATAGACCCTCAACTATAACCTCTATGTTTTTAAATATGAAAAGATTTTTAAGGACAGGTGTGTCTATTGACATAGAGTTGTTGGTCACGGTCTATATATTGTATAAACTATTTATGTATCTGTACTAACTATCGCAGCACTTATATTAACACTTATATTATCTACGATAAAGATTTGTTAATAAGGAGTAGCGAAGCTACGACCAAAGCATTGCTCTAGGACCTTTAACACTTCTTTTATAAAAGCTATCAGTAAAGGATGTTAATTCTTTATCAAGTAGTTCCTGTTTCCTATCAGATATGTTATTGTCTACTACCTGATTCATTTGTTCTACCCAATAAGCTACAGCTATACTTAAAGCATCTAATCTATCATCGTGTATAAGACTGCCTTTATCTTTTGTTATTCTACTGAGTTGATACATTAACATATACTTAGCTTGATGTTCTATAGGATAGCTTTGAGCACTTTTATAGTCGTGTTGAACTACAGAAGGATCAACGATAAGTTTATGTTGATTAAGAACAGGTTCTAGTACATCAATGATCCTGAGTTCTTTTTGTTTACTGTGTCTTACTTCTTCAACAGAACAAGGGTATAAAGTAAACAGTAGTGGTTTAAGTAGTTCCTGGAACATACCATCACCAAAGTTAGACTCTACAATGATCTTATTTACTTTGTTATCCTTTGCTATGTTAACTAGTAGTTTAAGAGTTTGTTCATCGTACCCACCTTTTAGACCACCAGCTTGAGGAACAAAGAGTTGACCGTTAAGCATCTTAACAACAGCGTACCCTGTTTCATCCTTTCCTCTACCGCTAGGGTCAATGGACATAACAGAACCTGTATATGGAATCATATCACCTATAGTCTTAGATGGTTTATGATACCTGTCCCCACCTAGTCCTACATTAGGAAGGTCTTTATTTTCGTTATCTCTATCTGAGGACCAAATGATTTTTTCAGGAGCTAGGTCTGTATCAATATCTGTTATAACAAGGTCATTTATCTTTAGTGGGTATCTATCAGCATCAGACAGCCTAGGATTGAGCATGAACTGTAAAGCATACCCTGTTCTACCGTATGACATCTTACGCTCTTCTAGGTCAAGGTCAGAGAATCTAGTAGGTTCTGTAGTAGTACCAACTGACTCATTTGTTATCCTATTTGTTATAAAGGGTGCTATGTCGTTGTCATAGTTCTTTACCACTAAATCCTTACCTGGGTATTCAGAGGTCCATATACGAGCGTTGTAGCCCCTTTCTCGGAGCTTATTATAGATACTGTCTTCACACTGTGGAGTACCTAGGAATAATATTCTGGATGTATCGAGTGGTTTAATGATAGCTTCAAACTCTTTTACTTGTTCATCTAGCTTATCTCTCATACCTTGAGTGGCAGAGTTGTTAGGTACTTCTATGTCGTCAGCAATGATTATATCTGCACGAGAACCTGTTAGCTGAGAGGATATACCTAGTGACTTAACAGAGGGAGCGTGAGCAGCAGGAGCAGGTCCTACATCAAAAGCTATCTTAGAGAACCGTTGATCGTTCTTAGGTATTAAGTCTTGAAGAACAGGAATGTCGTGGATGATCTTTAATGTGAAGGTGGAGAAGTCATCAGCACGGTTTTTAGAAGCAGAGACAACAAGTATGTTCTTTGTTGGGTCTAGGAGTAGTTGATGTACAGCATAGGCAGAACATATCCAAGACTTACCTACTCCACGGAACGCCATGATAACAGATCGTTTAGGACCGTCTTGCATGAAGTCTGCAATGTCGTACTGTAACGGTGTAGGATCAGGTAGATTCAAGTGCTTCCAAACTAGATATAAGAAGTTACGGAAGTCCTTGAGTTGATGAATCTTTGATTTACTCACAACTCTATGTGTCTCTCTTAGGTGTTGTTATTACAGTAATTACTTAACTTTAGCTTTTAGCTCTTGGTCTTCTTCAAAAGGTAGTACAACATTTAACAAGTCATTAATAGGAGTGTCTTTACCTGCTGTAAGAACTATCTCGTTATCCTTTAGAAGTTGTCTAGCACCGTTCAGGAGGGATGGATTGTATTCACCAGTCTCGTGCATTTGATCGATTGCAGCACGGTATGTATCTGCTATGTATCCTTGTAAGTTACCTAGTTCTTCAAATGTCTTCATCATATTAATAATATTGTTAACACTTCCACCTTCTAAGAGCTAAAGCTTTTCTAGTGGGTCTACCTTTACTATCTTTCATTGGTCCTTTGTTACCACTCATACGAGCACAGAAGCTACGCTTTCTAGGACCACCACCAGGTTGAGGGGCTTTTAAGTTAGAACCTGTAGCTCTGTTATACTTAGCTCTTCCCTTTGCAGTGAGACCACCTTTACGACTCTTCTCACCTCTACCTAGAGATAGTGATACACTCCTAGCCATCTTACTTCTTTTTAAACCCACGCTTCATATTAGCGTATGACTGAGGTGATATAGTAGACTTCTTCTTG